TCTGTGCGCATCGCGGTTGGTCCGGCTAAAAGCCGTGACTACTATGAGAAGTTCTACGAAGGACTTTCCACCGAGACACTCGCCTGGTTAATAGGCGTTAGTAATTCACTCGACGGGAAAGGCACCATCGGAAACAACTTTGACATCAACACCATGAAGGACATAATTGAGTTCATGTCCGTGCACTGGAAAAATGGAACACTAGAGATGCCCGAAATCGATAGTATGGTTGAGTACTTTTTGCACGCCATTGAGGCGGATAGCATACCACTCCCCAACATCAACTCGGACCTCGACATGTACCAAATCTGTGTGCGCGCGCTTCTTCAAGAAGACGCATTTGAACCACTCATAATGTACTTCGTTACTGGTTGTCACAAGATCGTGATGAATTTTTTCAAACGATACGATATTGTCGCTAAAGGCGACGCAGTTGCTATACGCAGCTACATGACTTTCACTTCACTGAGATTTAATACTCTCCTCAAGACATTTGAGGCTGAGTTTCTCAGGAGAAGCAAGAAGGATGACGTTAAGCATGCCACTCTGTTTGCGAGTGCTTCGAGAATCTACCACACAATCTACATGAGAGTGTCGGACCCGGAGTATGAGCAAATGGAAGCTACGCTATCCAAAACCAATGATGAGCTAGATCAAGCTCTTCCCAAGGTCGCTGTCCTCAATAGAATCAAAACGATTGAGGAATCCACTTTGACCCCTAAACAGGTTGAAGCAGCTGCTGACATTGCCACAGGAATACTGTCCCCGACCATCGGAGAAACCTCCAGAAAAGCAACATCTACACAAAAGTTGCAGGAAGGTTATCCCCAATACGGTCATGTGACGGTTTCATCAAGTGGAACAGTCAGTACTGGACAAGGCTACGTCCCTAAGGAAGGAGTTTTCTTTACTCCCACTCCAACATCCACACCTAATCCGTTCATGGACAAAGTGATTTCTGGAAAAGGAGAGGAGTCAGATCAACCCACCGTTCACCCCAGAAACGCCATTGCGTTCGTTAAAGCCAAAGCATTACAAGAAGCTGCAGCCAACGAGCCATCGGTCGTCCAAAGATTGGGAAGCTTCTTTCGCACTACCACTGCGAAAGTTGAAGCCTTCTTTCAGCCTCTTACAGAGGTCCAACAATGGGATGTCGCAACGAAACTGTTCGACGACGTCAATCTTGCTGAGAAGAAGAAGAGACACGAAAGATCCAAAAGGGTCTTCAAACAATACACTGGTGACGAGATATCAGATGAGATTAAGATGGCCCGAGAGCTACCAGATTTCATGTTTCGAGACGATCAATACGGACATAAGACTAACTATCTTAAGCCAATTGTGGCTAACACCCTTGTGACTGTTAAAGGAATCAAAGATAAGATGACTACCCGAGTCGAAAATGCCCAGGAAGCTGAACCCACACCCAATCCAAGAATGGATCAGACGGTTGGTGGGATAGCAGTCCTAGGAGGCAGTGCACTCGCGTTGGTCGGTTTTGGTACCGCAAGTTACATCTGGTGGAGGAAAACATTCCAACGTCAGAAGATCGAATCAATCGAAGCAACGGCAACTACTACCGTTATTGTCGACATCATCACGAAGGTTGCACTTGCAGCTGGTGCGGGCTTGGCCCTAACCTCGTCTGTGGCAGAAGCTATAAAGCTTATTAATGCTACACGAACTATCACCTCTGCAGTGAAATCGTTGAAGATCACGGATCTGAACCTACCAAATGACGCGCAAGTGTTTATGGGTTCTAAGGTCTATTCCATGATTAGGCATCACATTCAAGAAGATGCCATTTATGAAGCACACCACGCAGGATTGGGTAGTAAGCAATACTGGGTGCAGGATAAATTTATGCACGCAGTGGTTGGTTATCTCGATAAAGATAAAGATAGGGCCTGGCGCTTTGATGCCCAGCCCACTATGGACAAACTATGTCCAGGAGGAACTCCAACATCCCCGATTAAAGCTTATGAGCTTATCGAAGTCGATGAAGTTGAGATGGCACAAGGACTCATGGAGTCAGTGTCAAAATTCTCAGTTCTCGAATGGGTCGGAGTTGTCTCGGGAGTGATCCTTAGTGCTGTTGTCATATTCTTTGGCATCGGCTATCATTTCTATGGTAACAACCTGTTCTACCACCTCTTTGGAGAGGCCCCCCCAGAACCCCCAAAAATTGAGGCTACAAATGCCGTCAATGTTCTGACAGGAGGAGGAACTCTCACTGCGGATAAAGTGAAGAACCTGCTCGAAGAGGCTAAGAAGCCAGAGCAGAAGGACGAGAAGAAGGAAACCCTCGCCAAAGTGGAACCACCCACAAATCCTGTTTCGACAACGGAACAAAAACAAGTTGTTGAATTGGTCTCACCAAAAGAAGAGCCCAATATCACCTTGCCCCTTACCAAGGGGAATCAGACTAAATCGGAGGCCGGAGACGCTAAAGAAGCTAAATCTCACGAGCTGAAGAATTGGATTGATCAGGAGTTCATACTCCACTCAAGTGAACACGACATCAAAACTGACGTCTTATTCTACTTCTGCGCCTGTGGTGCGGGCTTCGCAGATGACACATCGCTTAATCAGCATGTTTTGTCTAGTAATAAACACGAAGCTAGAACTAAAGGAAGCAAAGGCTCCCATATCAGGGCGGCGGAAGAGAAGAGAACTCGAGAGGAGGAAGATCAGATTCAACGTGAATATGGTCATCTCAGATCACAACTCAGAAGTGCAAAGCAAAAACTGCATGACGCCGTTTCACACGGCACTGCTCAAACAGTTTACGCAGCCTCTCTTGACGTTGAGGATCTCCAGAAAGCATTCGGAGAATTCTATGAGAAGTATCCTGACAAGGTTCGTAACATTGTCAAACAAAACACTGGCGCGGCAAAGAAACTTATGAAAAAGTTCAAAATGCCAGACCAAGTGCGCGCATCACAAACTAGTGGTGGCGGCGGGAAAAGTGGTGAGAACCACAAACGGGCTGGAAAGCCCAAGAAAGAGTCCAACGCTCATCAGAAACTGTCTTACCAACAAGAAAAGACGGAAACTCAGGCTCAATACGCTGAGATGATGAAGCACAACAGAACACTCGATCCTACAGTTACCATTGATCCAGAGCTCGCTAAGAAGTTCGAATCAGTGGTCCCTGGAGTCACCTCCAAAGGTGGGGAATTCCAATTGCATTTGGGAATACTCTGCTGGCGGTGGTGGTGGGAGGCATGGCCCGGCACAACACCTGTGCAGGAGGCCAAGGCCACTCATATTCCAATTGATGAGGAGCAAACTAAAGCTCTCAAAGAGGCGTCGTTTAAAATAGTCCTAGATGGAACTGTTTACGGCACAGCCTGGAGAGTCAATACTCCAAATGGGAAAAAGCTTATATGCAATAAGCATCACGGAACCGAAGTTCGCGGCGCTCATTTCGAAAGAGATGGAAAGCTAGTGAACACTATTAATGGCAAACCGTTGTTAACCCAGGATTCAATTGAGTATGATCCAACTAAAAAGCAAACTGGCTGGATATCGCAATCAGGATACGACGTTATGTGGATATCATTTTCGGAACTTACGTTCCCAAGTGGTGCCTGTGTGACAATCGGAGGTCCCTCAAACCTCCCGACCCTGATGTTCTGCGGTTACGCCCCTGGCAACCTCGACGGTACTGGAAAACTACTTGCAGGTAAGAAACCTGGCTCGTGGATACAGTCCCCCGGAGAGTTCGCAAGTGCGGGCAAGAGACTTAGACACAATGTCTCTACCATGAATGGATCCTGCGGAAGCGGAGCATTCTCAAACATCGATGGATGTCTACGCCTTGAACTTATTCATGGCGGAACGGACGGAGAAGGAAAAGGTCTCGTAAATTGGGGGTGGTGTTTACCACCCGCACTACTCGGAGGAATTCAAGCCTCGAGAGTGAAGCGTGAAGCGCCCAAGAAAACGGATGATCTACCCGAACCCAAGTATGATATGATCCATGATCTTGACGATCTTGATGACCTACCTAGGCTTCTCGATGATGACGATGAGATCCCCAAACCAAAATTGGGAGAACCACGTCCGTATAAGGATTATAAGTACATTAAATCCGTTGGCTACGTCAATAGGAGACTCAATCTCCCTGACCAAGCTGGCATCTCTCTTCAAAAACACCAGTTCTTCAATAATTTCGCTTCTGAACAGAAGGAATATTTTGGACAGGAACCCGAGTGGGGAGGCGTCAATCCGGACAAGACAAATGTCGGAATAGCTTTAAAGAAGTATGACGCGCCTTCCGCTACTGCATTCAGAGAAGACCCATTGTGGGCTGAAGCTGTGGAGTTTGTTTACCAACAAAACCGTATGGTTTTTGAACAACCCACAATTTCCCTGGATCTTGCTAAGGACCTGGCCGATGACACGAAGGCTGCTGGTTGGCCCTGGAATCAGATGGGCTTGAAGAAGAAAGGGGCAGCTATGGAGCACCCCAAATTCGACCAGAGAGTGTGGGACACAGTAGTACCAATTTACACTGTGGCCCCTAAACATGAATGGAAAGAGATAATACAGATTCAAGAAAAGAAGAAGATCAGAACTTTTATTATTGAGTCTGTTGAATCCATGATTCAAAAGAAGATGCTATACCACAACCAGAACGAGGCATTGAAGATGCATTGGTTGTCGAAGTATGGGTTCAACCCCTTCACAGGGGGATTCCAGCGCATGGCTGAAGAGCTACTTGCCGCCTACGGTATAGAATCCGGGGATTTGGCAGGTTACGACAGACTTTTTTCCGTTATGAAAGAAATCTACGAAATGCGCAACCGAGGGATCAGAGCGAGAGGGCTTGACCCACTCCTTGAACCTATTGCTGATCACCAAGCTGCTATGATGCAGTTAATCAGGGTCCTAATGCCTGATGGTGAGATAATCGAGTTGCTTACAATCAACCCGAGTGGTAGCAACAACACAACCACTGACAACATAATAGGTGGTGAGTTGTATCATGTGTTCAAGCACTTATGTGCTGCTAGAGAAAAACTCGGCCAAGAAGAGTTCAACAAGCAAAAGAAGAAAATATTTGCTTGGCTGTCAACCAATTTCGTCTCGCTATTTGGGGACGACTACATTGGAACATGCATCGAGGAGACAAGCCTCGTTTTGGACGAAACTTGGGCACGAAAGTTTTGGATGACCAATTTCGGCTACGAGCTGAAGGAGTTTCAAGCAGGACGCGCAAGTGAGGAGGAGCTGAAGAAGCATAAGTTTCTCGGAGGCCAATTTTCTAAGGCCGGAAACTATTGGGTCCCTCTCTTTAACGAGAAGAGGATCCGCGATGCATTTGGAAACAACATCGATTCGATGGACGATCCGTCATTGTTGAGCAAACTCTACACGCTCACAATTCTTTCATATGGAAATGACGATCTGTTTCTCAACTGCATAGTTGCTTACAGAGCTGCCCTCAATGCCTGTATTAAGAAGCACCCCCACGACCCCGTGGTGATTGGCGCTTGGAAGAGAGGTGTACCGCAAATACAAAGCGTGGTAAACTTCTTTACCGGATTGGAGAGTAATGTTATCGAGGGGTCCCCCTTTTTGGAATCCCTCACGGAGGTCGGAAGGAAGATAATATTAATTAATCAATCTCATCCAATGAAGAATGGGAAATTTCGCAGCACCAATGACAATCCCTCTGCTGGAGGAAGCCGTAAACCCGATCAAGGTAATGGAGCGAACGGGCGAGTACAAAAACTTGCCCACGCTCATACCGGGAGTCTGGATCAGTCCGGACGGCAATCTGGCCAAGGGGGGAAGGACCTACACAAAGGCCCAATGGGACAAGGAAACAGCAAAGGCAACGCCGCAGCAGGTCATCAAAACCCTAGCGGAGGTAACGCTCATGGAAGCGGAGCACATGTTGCCGGAACTGGAAGTGATATCGTCCACCAGCTTAACGGAATTAGAACCTCTCTTGCAAACCTTAAAACCGGCCCTAAAGGGGGAAAAGGTAAACAGGCGCAAGGTAAAGGACAAAATGTCCGGAAAGCGATCGTTGTCAAAGGACAAAAAGGAGAAAGGAAGCTCTTCAGCGTCTACACGGACGCGAAAACAGGAGAAGAAGTTGCCTCTCACAGACTCGCCACCGCAGAAGAGTTCAACGCCAGAATCAAAAAGGTCTCGGCGAAGGACTACCACATCAGCGCAGCAGGTCTTCGAGAGTCGAAGGTCTACCACGGAACTGAATCAATTGAGATGAGGTCGATCAGGGGTAAAACCCAGGTCACTCGCATTGCAGGTCATCTCGACCTCTGCGAAGTCTCGATTGACCAGCAGAATTCGGAAGGTCAAAGGATTAAATCCATCCCTCTCTCGCCTGAATGGCTTGGGGGGGCTCCGTCTGCAAATTCGATGCTTTTTGAGCAGTCGAAGATCAACCACTGTAAGGTAATGTACAAACCTTATGTCGATCCTCTTGAGGGTGGAGCCATCGCGCTCTGCTTTGAAAACAACCCTGACCGGCCTGCTATGGCCGTTGGAACACCAGTACTTAAACAGTATGCTCAGGGTTCGTATGAGGAGACTAAGATCACCGAACCAGTGTCACTCACAATCAGTCCTTCAGACATGAACGTGAGGTATGATGCGGATGGAGGTGGATCCCAAAGTATTCAAGGAATGCTTAGGGTCCTGGCAGCCTCAATTTTGCCAGCCCAAGGAATTGGTCATCTGTACCTCGAGTACGACATGGAGTTTTATTCTCCAACTTTGTCGCAAGAGGTCAACAACCCTATTGAGGGGAAGATCACCATGACTTTCACCAACGCAGTTCTCGCTAAAGGAGAACTGTTCTCGTGCAAAGCAAAGACACTCCCAGTAAACCCGGGATACAATCTTTATTTCTCCTCAGGAGATGTTCCTGAGAATGATGGTTACATCTACATTCTCAACTGTAAGTCTGTGACCCAACCTCCAGATACTCCCACTGTCTCAGCACAGAACATGGAACCCACAGCCGTCCAGAACGGCGGGGAACTGTTCATGAGAACATGTGGACAAGGAGCGTTGACAGATTTCACCGATGGAACAATTGACTGCATGTTCTACAACACGATGGAAGCAGCTCAAGCGTTGGTGTCTAACGATTTCAATATCGTCACCGATGGTCAACTGATCATTTACGCTGACAATGCCGATGCGGACAACACTATTGTGTTTGACTTCCTCGGAGTCCCAGTTGTCTAAAGCCCTATTTATAGGCACTCTTTTAAACTTTCGAGTCTGGGCAAAGTTAATCCCTGTAAAATGGGTAATGGTAAATAAATGGGTGCGAGTCCCCTGTTAAGAAGTGAGGCACTCTTAACGTTTTTTAGTCGCTTATGACTGTCAGAGTCAGCAGGTAATACCTGTCGCGAATAACCTTACTACCGTTTAGTAAAACTGAAC